CCTGATTGACTTGTTTGTTCTGCCAAGTATGTTTTCATTTTTGATATACCATTGCATGAACAGTTCTATTCCAATTTGGTCCACAAAATCACTGCCGTAATTTGCCAATGCTTTATTCATTAACGCATATCCTGGCACTCCTTCAATTGTCCTTTCTCCATCAGTGAATGTCTTAACATAGTCTGAAAAGAATTTGAATCGTTTCACATTCGTTTCATATGGATATGGATGATTTGTGTAGTTCACCGCATCTTCACGGATATGTGGAGCAATTTCAAAATCAGAGATGTGCTCAGTAAACAACATTGCTGCAGTGCACCATGTTCGGATCAATGGACTACAAAAATAATGGTCAATAGGTTCGTATGCTTCAAAAAACTTATCATAATCCGATTTTTTTACAGCTGTTGCAAGTATTCCATCATTCGAAATGAATGGATCATCCAGCTTAAGTTTTTTCAGATTCAATAGTCCTGCTTGTTCATTTGCACATGACTTTGCATGTCTTACAAAGAAAAAATTAAACTTGGTGGCTGGTACTTTTTTAGTTTGGCCTACATTTTCTTCTTTAAAAACAAATGGTTGAGTAACATTTGGATCAACTACGAATTTAAATTTATTATCAGTTGAAACAAAATAATTGCTTGAACCAATGAGTCTCGACTGTTGTATTGCTGCATCCGCAGCACGCGCATCATCTTGCTCTTTTCTTAGATTTTTCCGTTCTTCTTTGTCTTGTTCTACTTGTTTTTTTAGTAGCATCTTGTCTTCCACACTTATTTGTGGTGGTTGTTTTGTTGATTGTTTGTTCCCCATTCTGTGGTATTTGTTGCTTAAGTTATGATGATATTATAAAATGTGTAGAATCTCTCATTGACGCATCGCCATTGGAATAGTGTCGTGGCACGTGTACCCTTGCACCTCGAAATCTCCCACTTCATATTTCCCAATGTCCTCATGCAGTGCCCGAATCGCAATTCTTGGAAATTCATGCGGCTCTCTCTTCAGCTGTTCCTGAAGCGGCTCCACATGGTCATCATAAATGTGCGCATTTCCTAAATAGTACACGAATTCATGCGGTTCTAGATCGCAATGATGTGCTAAAAGATGTGTCAACATGCTATAAGACGCAATGTTAAAGGGCACTCCTAAACCCACATCTCCGCTGCGCTGATACAACGAACACGACAACTTGGTGCCATCAGTCACGTGGAATTGCATGAGCACGTGGCACGGTGGCAAAGCCATTTCATTTAGTTGTCCTGGATTCCATGCAGAAATGATGAGTCGCCGTGAAGTGCGCTGCTCAGGGTCCTTTAGTGCATCGATGACGGCCTGCAACTGGTCAACCCCTTTTCTAAGGCACTCGCCTTCGCCTTCATAATCTCCTCCAAAATTCCGCCACTGGAACCCGTAAATGGGTCCAAGGTCGCCCTCAGCGCGATGAACTAATCCGCGGCTGTCTAAGAACTCGCGCGATGCATTTCCATCCCAAATGTGCACATTTTGAGCCTGCAGCAGCTTGTTATCGGTTTCTCCGCGAATGAACCAGAGCAGCTCCTTTAGGCATGTTTTCCATGCCAAGCGCTTGGTTGTTAAAAATGGCACTCGACGATCTTCCAATGAGAAGTGCATGGCCGCACCAATGGCAACAAGTGTTGTGCCGTTTCTTCCTTCTTCTTTTGTCCCATCCAAGAGAATATCCTCAATTAAATTCAGATACTGGTTCTCTTCGTGTCGCATGGGAAAATCTAGATTTGACGGCACATGAAACGCATTGGTTGGAACGCGTCTATACTTATTGTATTCTGCAAGACTCTTCAGCATTTTATTATAGTATTTCACTTGATTGCATTTATGCTGTTTTAATGAGATTTAATATTTTTGTTGATTGTTCTCATTTTAATTTTCTCTCGTAATTGTAAAATAATAAAGCAAAAAGTTATAACAACAGAATTCCATGGACGCCATTGAGATAACCGCAAAAGAATCTGCCAATGCCGGTGGTGGCTTCTTTAAGCAAGTGTTCAAGCTTAATGAGGATGCACAAGGCGAGGTCCTGAACATGATGCAATATGTGGCAATCGGATTTATACCCGCCATTTTGGTCATTTATATCATTCGCTACTACGTTCCCGACCCGGATGATGAAAAGGGCAGTCTTACCATTCTGGCCGAGATTTTTGCGCAAACGTTTGCCATGTTGCTCGGCATCTATTTCATTCACCGCATGATCATTTACTTTCCCACTTACAGTGGCATCAAGTACGAGCGCTTCCATATCATCAACATCCTGATGGTGTTCATCATGGTGCTCTTCTCGATTAAGACGAAGCTGGGCGAAAAAGCGCAAATCCTGGTTGAGCGCGCGGTTGACATGTGGTCAGGAAACACCAAGGCGGGTCCTGCACAGGGACAAGGGCAGAGCCAGGTGCGCGTGACGCAGCCGATTACAGGGTCAATGGCGTCGGGTGTTCCTATGACGGCGCCGCCTCCTCCCCCACAGTTGACGAACAACCGGGCTCAAATGGGCGGCATGAGCTCGATGGTGAAGGATTTTAACGCAATGTATTCAGGTGGTGGCCCGCAACAGCAGCAGCAGCAGATGCAACAACCACAGATGATGGATTTTGAACCGGTTGCTGCCAATGAAGCGGGCTGGGGCAATTCGAGCTTGTTTTAAAAGGGGTGGGATACGATGAAACCGAATTATTATATCAGATTGATATAATAATCATGCAAATGAGTGAAACATTTACAATGGCATTGGCCATATTGAAGTGTCATGGCAGTAGAGTAGCTGGATTATTAGACATTAAAAGACAACCCAAGGATGTTTTAACATTGGATTACATGGGTCTTAAATTCAAAGTGGATTCAGAAAATGCTGATAAAGTTGCTCGTTTGGTCGAACAGTCGCCTGAGTCGCCTGGCATGTTTAATAAAGAATATCAGTTTAATGGAGGAACGGAATATGATTCATTACCCATCTATAAAATTGTTGAAACCATTTCCCGTGAGTTCAAAAATAGAGTAAATGGGTTGATCCAACCACCTCCTGCACGCCGTGAATTTGTGAAAAGTTATGTTTTAGGACCCGAATCAGGAACGGGCAGATGTCCACCAAACCGTTCATATATCGTGGGTGATATGCGACTTTGTCATGAAGAGTTTAGAGCAATGAATGATGAGTTAGTTTCATGCAAACTATTGCCTTATAAAAAACATGAAAAAACAGGAAAAGGAATTTTTGGCATGAGGTTGGTTCAAGACACAAGACCCACGTTTCATGGCAAATCATTTAAAATAGTTCAAAATCTACGTAATAAAGAATATTATTTTTCCCAAGATGCAGAAGATGAACACAAATACATTAAATTCGTGAGTGTTAGTGTCACTATTACCTCAAATGGTTTTGTGCAGTTTAGAGTTTTGAATACCATTGAACAACCTTATGGTTTTGACCAAGCAGGGGAAGTTGTGGTTGATAGAAATCAAGTGATAACTGACTTGATGGAAGCATATCCAGAATGCAATTTAGCAACATTGATTGATTTGACTTGCAACACATGGGATGAACACGATGCTGAAATTGAACGTGCAAAATTCAGAATTTCACGAGCAGATTTATCTGATTCGGAACCAGGTGAAGGAGGCGGAAAAAGATTGCGTTCTAAAAAACGTGGTTGTAAGTCCATTTATCATCGCAAAAAATCCATGCACAAAAAACGCAAATAAAGCAAGCGTGTAATGTTATTGCAAAGACGCAGTGGTTGTGGTTATAGTTCTTATGTTGTCTTTTTTTTTGAATGTGCGACGTTCAGATGATATTTCGGCGCATTCACGCTTTCACATGAAACCAGTGAGAGAAAAAATACATGACTGTTGTTGAAACCATGAATATTAGTAGGAACTGCACAGGTGCCTTCAATAAATTTTTTCTGTATCCGGTGATGTTATATGTTTCCTCTAAATATACGTCAAAATGACTCAGTGCCAAAAACACAATGGTAATAATGACGGCAGTTGTCAACGATTTGAACAAAAGATGGTTCATCGTAGAGATATATTTATAACGACATTTTTAAAAATATATTGACATAATTTATACGTTGCATTGTTCACCAAATGATTGTAAAACACGAAAAGAAGGGCGGAATTGATGTCTACTACGTCAAGAAAAATATCACCGATGCCGGCATGGAAAAACACAAGCACCAATTTGTCACTCCATCTCTCATTGACATCATCATCAATGACGACGCAGATGTTTACACTGACGACAACCGACTGCTTCTCAAATTTAGGAAGAACAAGTTGTCCAAGGAGAAAATCGACACGTTTTATGAAAACATGATTGACTTTGCACGCACCACGTCCACCAATCGCCGGCTGACATCCGGACTTAAGACCAAAACGCGTTCAAAAAAAGTCAAGACCGAGAAAGACATCGCCGCAATGACCAACATTGTCGGCTACTTTGACTCGCTCGGTCCCAGCCAGAAGATGTTGCTGAAAAAACATGGCATAAAGTTGAACCCCGCCGTGCGTGAAACGCGCTTCAACATGTTGTATCCTGACAAATTTAAGAAATTGATTCCTCTCATTCGAGAGATTGACAATTATTACGAGAAAATTGTGCCCGACCATTACAAGAAGCAGCATCGCAAGGCCAAGCAGACCTATTTTAAAATCGCCGACACTGCTTTCACCACTGTGACGACCAATGTGAATTATAAAACCACCATTCACACCGACCGCGGCGATGATGCCGAGGGCTTCGGCAACTTAGTAGTTATTGAGCGTGGGAAGTATACTGGTGGCGAGACATGCTTCCCACAGTATGGAGTCGGCGTCAATGTGCGCACCGGCGACGTGCTGTTCATGGATGTGCATGAGTGGCATGGAAATCTTCCCATCCACCTGGAAAACAAAGATGCAGTGCGTTTGTCTATTGTATGTTATTTGAGACACAGACTTTGGGAGAAAACGCGCGGCAAAACGAAGAAATTTATGCAAAAACATGTCGCCACTTATCGTCGGCTGCATGACCTGAGTGCCAATAAACCTTCTGATAAGAAAGGGGGTGGCGATGGAACATTTGACAATGCAGGTGAGATTCTAGGCGTTCCTCATCCAGGCATGGCTTACTAAATTAGTAAACATCCACATGGTTTCCCGTGAAAATGATGTGCCATATGTATTCAAATGCTCTGCCCGTGAAATATGAAGTTTCCCTGTTATACATCAACCATGCATGCAATTTGGAGTACGTCTCTTTGGAATGCCTTTTGATTAATTCTTTTTTAACATAAAATTGCGCTGAGTTTCTGTAGACTATCCTTTCAGGTTGAATCATGATATTCAAAATATTTCCCAATTGAGGAAGCATTTGTTTCATTTTGGCAAGTGAATCTGGATGCTTTAACAACGGTGTCAAGCTATTTCGATTGTCATTTGTGTTTATATTATAATAGTCCTTGTCAAACACCATTCTGTTGATTTTTTCATCGATGTTTTCTTTGTGATGCCAGTCATTCCTGTGACCGTGCACAAACACGGTTACATCATCCAAATTTTCATAATTTGTTATTATGTATTGCAAAAAAGATGATGCTTCATTTCCTTTGTTTGGAGGATGTTCGCGTGGAATGCCTGCTTTTGATATGATTTGATACTTGTATTTCAAATTATTCACCCATGAAGTGTCTTCATTATAGTGAGCCACTACCACAAAAACCATGTTATTGTATGTGTATACATTATACACATACAATTTGTCAATGTTAAACGAAGGATGGACTAGATTTAAACGGGCTAAATGTCATCCGATGTCATCCCAAAATCACATATGATGGAAAAAAAATTGAAAGCTTTTTGCAAATTCTGTTTTTGAGAATTAGTTTTCCACTCGTTAGTTAGTCGTATACTTTCAAATTCAAGAACAATGTCTTCCGTTTCTGTTTCCGCTTCTGCTTCTCCAGCTCGTCCTAAGACCATCTGTGCCATTTGTGGTGGAAGATGGACCAGTGCTGGTGGAAATGACAAGGGCAACCGCTCTCGTCACGAGTCCAGCAAAATGCACAAGAATGCAGTTGCTGCTGCTGCTGCTCAAGTCCAAGAGCCCATTCAAGTTCAAGACCAAGCCCAAGTCGTTGAAGAAGTTCCTGTCCAAGATGCCGCCGTCATGGCTTACCCGAACCAGATTGCCGCCGCCAAGCAAGTCATTGCCGCCTTTGAAGATGAGTGCCGCTGGAATGTGCTTCTTGCATTTCCACAATCCGGTAAGACCCAGACGTTCTTGTACGTCGCATGCAACATGTTGTGCACCAACCCCCGGATCGAACGCACCGTCATTGTTTGCGGCAATGCTGAAAATGAGCTTTCCGAACAACTCCGTGCATCCAAGACCGAGTTCATTCGTCTGTATGTCCAAACCGAACATATCAACTCATGCAATCAAACCATCATCAACATGTTGGAGTCGCGCATCCAAGTGTGGTGTGGTGCCGAACTTGAGCACAACGCAGCCCAGCCCACGGTTGCTCGCAACACGCTCTTCATCTGGGAAGAGGCACACTACGCCCAAGACAAGACTAACCGCCCTCACAAATTCTTCAAGAATCTCTGCATCACAGCTGATGGAAAGATTTCCAACCTTGAAGGCGAACGCAACAACTATGTCTTGACCGTGTCTGCCACTCCCTTCTCTGAGCTCAGCAACATCTGGCATCACAGCCAAAAGAAGCGCGTTGTGCGTCTCGAGCCTGCCGCCGGCTACAAGGGCCCCAAACACTTCTTGCAAGCTGGCGCCATCATGCAGTTTGATCCCCGCCTGTCTCCTGCAGAGGTTGTTGCTCAAGCCATCCGAGAAGTACCTGCCACATCTGCCGCCGCCAAGTATGCCATTGTGCGTGTTCGCGACTCCAAAGGAACCGACAATATGTCTGCTTGCATTGGTGTGGCCACTGAGCAAGGGTGGGCCCATCGCGTATATGATGCTGAAACAAAGTACCACCAGCCAGGCAGCATGCAGTCCATGGATGAACTTGCCGTTGCGCCTCAGCAAAACACCATCATCTTCATTCGCGGAATGTGCCGCATGGGCAAGCGCGTGCCTAAGCAGCACATCTCGTTCGTCATCGAAACTTCCAAAGACTCCAAAACGGATGTGGTGCTGCAAGGGCTCATGGGTCGCATGTTCGGCTTCCACGACAACATGGACATCAAGATTTACATCAGTCGCCGCATTGAAATGGCGGACATTGAAAAGTATGTCAGCATGATGGAAAATCCAGACGATGTGCCTCTCCAGACCATGCCTCGCAGTGGCAAGAACTTGGTTTCCGGTCCCAAAGACCGCACTGGCGAGTGGTACAACAACATTCCCATCGTTGTTCGCAGCAGGCGGCAACAAAACGATGATGACAATGATGACCCCAACGCAGAAGAATATGAGAATGATTTGACTATCCGTGCAATTCAGGCTGCATTTGAATCCGGTGCCATTGAGAACCACAACTGCGACGAACAAACCGCCGAAATTCGCGAACAAATCATGCGTCTCACTGCTGAACCACACCGCATGAGTCCCCGGAATCTTGTGAATCCAGCAACTCGTCGTCTGTATCCCACCTACCAGGAGATGCCCGACAAGTTGTACAACTCGATTGACCAGCGCATGCCATTCAACACTGGAAGCAGTGGTGGTTGCGGATTTGACTCGATCGAAGAAATGCAAGTCAATGTGTGGCGATGCAACACCAACCAGTTCAGCCAAACACATGGCTTTAGACGCGGAGACTTGATTGTTCACACTCGCACACATGCGCCAAGCCCACTGCAACAACTGCATGTTCGCATCCCTTGCACGACTGGTTTGGAGACGTTCAGCACGCAGCAAGAAGACGGCATAGTTATGTTCAGCAACGGTGGATACAACATTCGGCTGGCGGTTGAAACCTCGTATGACATGCAAAAAATGCAGGAGAACTTGTGCGACCTCATTCGTGAATCCCGCATCGAAGACTCATTGCAACGCCCAAAGTGCATCACATCTAATCACAATGGAGTGTCTGAATGGAAGGGCATCATTGTGTCTCTCGAAATCATGCGCGCACTTGAACGCGGTGGCCGAATCTATGAACACATCAAGCGTGAGTGCGGCACATCCCTCAAGCTCACAAAAGCACTTGGTCGCGAACTTAAATCACTCAAGAGCATGGGCAATGCACGCTTGGTGAAGATTGAATGGGCATAAACACACAAACATATTAAAAAACACAAAAACACAAAAACAATACAAAATTTTTTTACATGTGCTATGCCCCAAAGACGACGCCAATAAATAGTTGCAATATAAATACGCAAGTTGCATGGAAGTGGAGTTGGAATCTAAAATCTGATTGCAAAATTACTTAAAAATTGAATGATAATTATGACACATATTTATAACATAGACATACATTTTCCATGCAAATCAGCCGAGAAGAGGCAGAAGCAAGTGCAACTGAATGGTTGGGTCCATATCCATCTTTGATGAGAGTGTGGTTGGTCTCTGCAATAATGGACAAGGAACAGCACAGAGACATTGGCAAAGCACTTGCGAATGTTGTCGAAGGGCATGTCAACAAGTGGTTGTCTGAAAAATCAGGCCGTCCTATTAAAAATGTTGTTGGAAAATCATGGGATGGAATTACGGACGATGACGGTCCCGTAGTTAGAAATCAAATCAAGTTTCGTATGGATGCTTGGCATTTTGAGACAACCCGGCGAAATAGCAAGAAAAATTCAGATACAAATTCAACTGGACATGTGGCATATCGTAATGATGAGTTTGACGTGCTTGCAATTTTCAAGCCAGGACCCGCGTTTGGAATAACTGGGTCTACAATTCGCTGCATTCCTGTATCCGTTTTGATAAATCCAACCAAACCGGACCAGCTCATCACCGGAATTCCAATTGCAATTAAACGAATGTATGATGATGAAGCAAAGACACTCGAGGTCATTAAACAGCTTTATCAAACACCTCTTTAGCTTCGGGATTTATGTCAAATAACACGTAATTTCTTTTTAAATTTCTGCAAGCTCGCCCAAGTGTTCCTGACCCAGCGAACGGGTCAAGACACGTGTCTCCTTCTTGACTGTATAGTCGTACGACACGTTCAAGTAGTTTGATTGGTTTTTGGGTTGCATATTTTGTTTTTTCCCCGTTTTGAATGGATGAAATGTCGTCCCATGTGTCGCGAACTGGTATGCCTTCCATTTCCACCATGAATCGCTTTATGCGAGGTATGCCTTTTTCATTGTATTCAAGTCGATTTTCGTCATGTAGCACCTGCATCTTTTCTTTTGTTAAATACCATTGTCTCACATTTCCGTTCCATTCATATGTGAGGTTGGGGCGTGGATTGACTTCTGGTTGTGAGTTGTGTGCAGCCGACGTGCTATATAATTTTTGATGGAACGGACACATTTTCAGTCCTTTTTTGTATTCATCCGTGTAGTCTTTATACAATGGAAAGAACTTCGTTTTTGAACTCTTTCCATACACAATCAGCACATCGTGGTTTCTGCCAAGTTGATACTTGTTTTTCGAGTTTCCTCCACTGTGCCACACAATTTCGTTTTTGAAGTTGGACTCCCCAAACAGCTGGTCACATATGACTCGAATGTGATGTGATATTCGGGGCTCCACATGCACAATGATGTTGCCGTCTTTTTTCAAGACACGACAACATTCTGTAAGCCGCTCTTTCATGAACTGGTTGAAGTTGGCAAATTTGTCCTGGAAGTAGTAAAAGTCTCTCCCTGTGTTGAACGGCGGGTCAAGATAAACCATGTCAATGCTTTCATCTCCGAGAATTTTCAAAAGTTCAAGATTGTCTCCAACTTTGAATGCATCATGACATGTGAATGCAGTTGCAGGTAGGGGTGGCGGTTGCGTGAGTTCTTCAGCCGATGTTGAGGTTGCTTCCAGCATTGAAATCAACTCCACCTTAGATTTGCCACGCATGCCTTTTATGTTGCGTTCTTTGCATAATTCTCTTAGTTCTTGAACTGTTTTATGATGAAGTTCCGATGACGACATATCTTGATGTGATGTAATGCATGTGTTCCTCTAAATGTTTATACTCATAATCAATTTTTTCCAATTTTGAATTTTAATCAATTTTTGAACTTTTAAAAATTGATATGACGTTTAGTTTATCCTCTCGGATTTGATCCGGGCGACCCATGTGCTCGTCGATTGGTTCTGTGATCAAACAGACCTTTTGCTTCTGGAACCAACTCAACACTGGAAAAAGACAGGGTGGTTTGTGGTTTCATTTTTATACAATTTCAATATATCATTTCATTGGAATTGTTTTAATTCCTAAATATGCCGAATTTGGGCAATTTATTGAATTAAACAACTCTCTCGTTTTATGAATTTGAATAGGGGGTTCACGATTTTGTTGTGCAACAACAGCATATTGTGGATTTACTTCCACGATGAGGGCAACGTGGCCATATTTGAGTTCTTCTGTTTGTTTGGGTTTCCAAAACAAAATAGTTCCTGGACGCAAATAGTAGAGAGCTGGTTTTACGTAAGGATAAATGAATGTATGCAAAGCAACTGGTTTTTGTTTAGATGACAAAGGCACTAATGCATGAATTTGGAAAAACATGTCGGTGGCATCTATTACGGATGGAAATGTTAATCCAAATGTTTGCATGAAATATCGGCGCACAAATTCGACACATTCAAACGGGATTCCAGCATTTGTTTCATACGTTTTGTTTTCATTGGATTTCATGTGCACTACTACTGGTTTTTTCATATTGCAATTAGTGTTTGGGTTTGTTTGTGTGTTGTGTTGTATAAATTATATATAGCATGATATAAATTATACACGGCATGATACAATTTATAATATGAAAAGATTGCATCACTTGAAGCAGCACCATTTTTTGCCGGCAATCAAAGGCATGACAGTTAGTTTCACCAATTTGAAACTGCAGTCTAACATGACTAATGCGGACTCTTCTTCAGAACCATCAAGCGTCAAAATGAGGATGCATTTCAGCACAAAGTGCAAAAATGTGATGACTGTGTTGCTGTTCAAAGCAACTGCATTGGCATTGACCGCGTCGGTTGAAAACAGTGTTATGCATTCGTGAATCAGTGTCAAAAAGTGTGGTGCATCATTCATGTCGATTTTCCCGTCTGCCATAATATTTGCAAATGCAGTTTGCATGACACTGCCAATGGTCCGCCTGCTGCTGTCCTGGCATGCATAAGAATTCAATTGTCTCAATTCACCAGGACTAAGTTTCGTATTGAGCTCATCATGCGCTTTTTTGATTTCCGCCGTAATCAGAGACGGATTGTCCAAAATGCTTTGCAGCTTTGTGCGCATTGCAGGAATATTCAGTATCATGCCAAGGACAACATCTTGCACCATCCCCACTAATGGATTCGCTTCAGTGGCCGCAGCAACAACGGTGGATGCAGGTGGAGTGGTGGATGCGGGATTTGATGCGGGCGGAGTGGTGGATGCGGGATTTGATGCGGGCGCACTGGTAGATGCAGTTGCAACTCCTAAAACAGCAGTCGCTTTCACAGCTGTTTTATTGTGTCGAACAACAATTCCGTTGTTTGGACCAAAGACACGTTCACTTGAAACCGGAACAAAATATTGTTGTTGTTGCGCTTGCAACTGTTGCAATTGCAATTGTTGCTGTTGGTCCATTCAAATATTAAAATGCTATTTTAAATAATAAATATATTATATTATTTTTAAGTATTAATATAAAAGAATATTAACAATACATTACAATTATCAAAACATGGCAAATATCACCGGAAAGTATCGAAAAAATGTGCCATTTGACGAGCGAAAGTTGAAAGCTGCTCTGATTTTGAAGCAGCATCCGGATCGCATTCCAGTTGTTGTGGAGTGCAGCGACAAATTGCAAGCGCTTCACCCGCTGAAAAAGAACAAATTTATTGTTCCTCATGAGTTGACACTGGGACAATTCATGTATGTCATCCGCAAACACATGAAACTTGATTCAGCAGATGCCATTTACGTCTTCGTAAACAACAAGTTGCACCCAACCACAACGGTCATGAGCGATATGTACAGAACACACAAAGATGAGGACGGGTTTATGTATTTAGATGTGTTCCACGAGTCCACATTCGGATAGTGCATATGATTTTGCAAATGCATATAAAGACATGACATGAAGTTGCATCATGTCATACCTTTCTCCAATCATGTCTTCTTCATCACCATTTTATCCCACCTCCATGAGCGACCTGCGTCTTTCTGAATATGATTTTGATTACAATATTTTAGATGGCATTGAGGCTGTTATAAAAACCACTAACCAACGAGAGTCATGCATGTGGTCCTACTTGCGCGACAATCCTCCTAGCGATTCAACTGGGTACATGTTTTCAAACAATCATGTGTTTAATGCCATAATGTCCAACATGCAGGTGGGTCATTCAGGCAATTCATATGCATGGACCATGCGCAACTTGCAATACATTGCAAATCATGGCATGGATGCATACATTGCTGCGTGTTCACCTCGCAGAAAAAGGCAAAATCAAATGCCTACAGTTTCTTCCAGTGGGGTTCAGCCTAACGTTTCGTGAACTCGCTGCATGTATAATGTAAATTACGTGGATGGCATGGATGGTTTGTAAGAATATATTTTGTCCATCCAATATTTTAATTTCAACTTGTCGTAATTGAATACTTTGTTTCTGAATTCATTTACGGTTTTTATTAACAATGCTTCTGACACATCTGACCATTTGTCCACGATTAAAACG